ACAGTAACGAATCTGAACTACCACCTTCAAGCAGCACATTATTTACAAGGTACAAATTGTAAAAGATTTGTCTTTGTAGTAATAGAAAAAGTATTCCCCTACAACATAGGTGTCTACGAATTAGATAACGAATTTCTCGACATAGGTTATGAACTCCAAGAACAAGCGCTTCTTAAAATATCTGAAGCAACTACGTCTGGAAAATGGCTCGGATACACCGATACCGAACCAAACGGAATCCAGACTCTCGGCAAACCCTACTGGCTTGGCAACAACTATGACTAAACCAGAATTTAAAGTCATGCAAATGACACCAGAAAAAGCTAAACAGATTCTTGTTGCAAAAAATAGAAACAACAGGAATATCAAAGCTTCTAATCTTAAGCGACTAGTTACTGCCATTGAAAATGGTGAATGGAAAGTCACCAATAATGGATTAGCTTTTGACGATCAAGGTAACTTGATTGATGGTCAGCACAGACTGGCAGCCATATTGCAGACAGGTAAAACACTTCCTATATTAGTTTGCTCTAATATGGACTCTCGTATATTCGACTGTGTTGATACTGGTGCTGCTAGAACTGCTGGTGATGGTATTGACATTGCTGGTAGCACTCATGGAAAAACTATTGCTGCTGCTATCAAGTGTTATTACTTGTACAACAACTGGCCTAGACGCGCATGGTCTAGTACTGTTGCTCCTACTTCAGCCCAGATTCTAAAAATTTACGAATCAAAAAAAGACACAATGGAGGCTGTTTACTCCGTTATTGCCAAAAAACATAAAAATTACAAATGTTTTCCTAAAAGTATTGGCTTGTGTTTTACATTGATTTGTTTAGATGCTGGCTGGTCAGACTTACAGATGTGGGAATTTTGGGACGCTGTAACATTAGGTGCAAATCTACAGCCAGATAGCGCTGTACTTTCTTTTAGAAATCAGATTACTAATGTTGAGTATCGCAAGCGCGGGTGGTTTTCTCAGAGGTTTATCCTTAATGCCTTTATAGTTTGTTTTAACAAGCACGTTCAAAACATTCCTACTATCAGGTTTATTGCACCAAGACCCGATACAAATATGTACAAGGTAGAAAAACCAGCACAAAAAGAAACATCAATCTTGGAGGTTATTAAAGCACAATGAGTGAAACAAACCCTAAAATAGCTTTTATTAAAGCATTACAAAAAGCACAAAAAGAGTTTCCTTCATTAGTAAGGACTAAAGAAGTAGGTGCTGGAAAATTTGGATATAGTTATTTGCCACTTGAGCAGATGCTTTCTAAAGTCCAGCCAATCCTACATAGTAACGGCTTTCATTTATCCCAACTTTTTGGTTGCACACCAACAGGCCAAACCACAATAAAAACTAAATTAGTGCATATTGGTGGCCATGAAGAAGTTAGTGAACTACCTTTCTTTCTACCTCCAAGAGATTTAGAAAGGAAGAATGAAGCACACGTTTGGGGTGGCTCTGTTACTTATCAAAGAAGATACAGTATCAAATTAATTCTTGGTCTGGAAACTGACATGGATAACAACATGGAGATAGAACCAGAAGAAAAAAAAGCCGCACCATCAAAAAGACAAGCTAATGTTCAACCCAAACAGAACATAGCAGTTTTGGCTCGTGACGCTATTGTTAAATCAACTACTGATGAACAATTAGACCAACATTTCAATACTCTAGTTGCAAGGCTAGATGAAGGGAAAATTAGTCAAGACCAATATAATAAACTTATTGACCTAATCAAAGCTAGGAGGAAAGCATTAACACCATGAACCAAATCGAACAGCAATTTTTAACATCTGACCAGTTAGCTGAAAGATATGGATTAAGTCCAGCAACTATTGCTGATTGGAGAAGAAAAAATCGTGGACCCGACTACTATACACTTCCCAAATATGCGGTATCATCGGGTTCCGCAAAGGTTCGCTACGACATAAAAGCGATCCTTGAATGGGAAAAAACAATGAACATTACACCTAAAAACCCTTTTTAAATATGGCTAAAGTACAACCAGCATTTACTGCTAAATTCAGAATCCTTGACAACCCCAACCCTGTCAATGATTATGCCCCAGAAAAAAATGTAATTTTTGATTTTACTATTGAAAATGCACTAAAAGCTGCCGAGTTTTTTATGAAAATGCATGACAAAGCAGAAAAAGAAGGTACAACAATCAGAGTCTACACAGACAAAAAGGAGTACCATGAAGAAGCTGGATTTACTCTTTGGGGCGGTATGTGGGGCAATAGTGGCAAACTAGCCCCATTACCACCAAAGGATTCAGAAGAAACAATTAGCGTTGATGAACTTCCCTTCTAAATTTCCTCATAATCCTTACGAGGGTCAAATATTTTACGACCCTGATACGGATAGAACTTTTGAATGTGTATTTCGTGACCCTTTAGATCGAATGATTAATAGACACCAAGACCACTTTGTCTGGTGTGATATTAGTAAAGAGGTATAAATTAGGGCGTCAGGGTGTTTCTGTGGTGGAATTTCGCCCTGTGTAAGTCCCTAATCTTTGCCAAACAAAATATATTTAAAGCGCTTCATTAGAGGCGCTTTTTTTTTTACTTTTCTTCTTGTTTCTTGAAAATTAAGCATTTCTTGTTGCGTACACATTATTTCAAGTGCATTAGCAATAAAATGTGATTGTTTATGATTTGCTCGCGCTAATTCGATTGCTATTTGTCTTAGCTCGTCTATATCTTCAAATTTATAAAGATTTGCAATAGAAGTTTCTACAGCAAACTCAGACTCTAAGCTTGGTCTTTTTGTAAGAATATTTATAATACTTTTCACTTGACCTCTGGCCATAGATGAACTGATACATAATCGACAATCTGGTCATCTATTGTATTGTCTGTAGTCTTAGCTAATGCTTTTAAAAGATCAATAATTAATTTTTTTACTGCATTCGTTTTTACGAATGTCATAAGAATAGGTTTAAGGATTCTGAGCATAATAATCTTGTGTTACTTTCCAAACATAGCTAGATTGCTAGTATTAAACAAGAGTTGTAATTTTTATGGCAGAAGAACAAGAAGAAAAAGAGGGTACGGATTGGGGTGAAATTTTTGGTCATGCTGTACGCTTTATGATTTTATGTTGGTCTTTAGCAATGATGACTTTAGGATATATGGACAAGATTAGGAATGATGGCGCGTTTTTAGCTGGCCTGACCAGTGGCGTTTTAGGCTCTTATGGTATAAGTGTGAACAAAAAGAAACCTAATAATACTGCTAAAATAGTAGATAATAAAGACACTAATGTAGGAATCAAATGAAAAAATTACTGCCTTTCATACTTTTTCTTTCTCCGTCTAGTGCTTTTGCTGAAATAACGGCAAAGTATGTAACCTCTGCACAAATATCTATTGACTCTCCATACGTCATCACAAATGCAGCTCCTAGCACTTACAGCATAAGTGGCAATAATGTAACGACTTCTACAGGAACTGGAGATAGTGTTGTCACAAATGCGATAGGTGGCCTGAACTTAGGAAGTTTGAGTAATGGTGTACCAGCTTTAGTGAATACAAATAAGACAGTAACAACAGCTGGATCTGCTTTCTCACTCTCAGAAAGTTACCAAGCTGGTGACGTAACACAATCAGCAATAACACCAAGTAGCGGTATAGCAACTCTTCCAGTATTAGGAGGACAAACAACAGTAATTTCAGGTGGCACAGCTGGTAATTTAGCTCTTACTTCTTTATCTTCAGGAATCCATACTTGCACAGCTGGCGGCTCTGGTACAAGTTGTATTGCTTCAACTACTGTTCAAATCGAAATTGACTAGACTTTGGCTGCTAGTTTTATTAGTATTACCAGTAAGAACTCTTGCTACCCCAGTGGTGCCACAGTTTAGAAGTGGTAGTTCCACGATGAGTTCAACCTCGCAAAGTGTTATTAATGAAACTATTACCAGCCACCAGTATAATTCTGGTTTTTCGTACTCAGCGTCTGGACACAATATTGAATCTGCAGACGTTAATGGATATATCAACCCTTCAACAGTTGCTGGTGAAACTCAAACAGTTGGTGGAGTCCAGTTTAGTTGGACAAGTCCAACGCTTGAGGCTGTGCCTAGATGGAAAATAAAAGAAGCTGGACAAAGTTTTTCTTTAGTCGAATCACTTCAAGGTGCTGGCCTAGCCAACGTGACCACAATAAATCGCACTATCACAACTACAACAACCACAGAAACAACATCTGTCTTTGGACAATAATTTTATTACTTAGTCCTGTTAAAGTTTTAGCAAATACAACAGTAGCTAGTCCTAGCAGTAATGCTCAAGGTGTCGTCAACAATAATGCAACCATGATAACGCCATCTTCGTTGCCACAAAATAGGTATTCTCAAGGGATTGTTTGTACCTCGCCCAGCTTGACTATCACACCATATTTGACTGATGCATGGTCATTTAATCGACCTATCGAAAGATTTACATACCAAGAAATTTATGACGATGACACAGGAGAAGTGAAATATATTCAAAAAACACCGAGATTTGAAAAAGATAATTACAACCTAAATTATGGTATTTCTATGCAATTTAATATTCCTTTGGGTAATGGTGGAGAGTTATGTAAAAAAGCTGCAAAAGTAAATATTGAAGCTCAAGAGTTATTGATAGCTAAAACAAAAATGGAAATGGAGTTGTATAGACTTAAGATTTGTGGAGAGCAAGCGCGACTAGGAGTAGTGTTTATTGGCAAGTATCAAGTTAACTGCGATGGCATTAAATTAATAGCCCAACCTAACCAAGTTTTGCCACATACCCACAAAATCAAGCTAAATGACTAAATTACTCCCTCCAGATTGCCCTGTAACAGCCCTGTAATTATCGCCCTATATGTTTGTACCCTCGAAATAAGCGGCAGACAAGCACGGTTAAACTTGTCTACCTAGACGCCCTATCCATTGCCTTGTCGAATAGGGTTTTATTATTTTACATCATTTTTTTTCTTTGTAAGCTTTTTTGTTAGCTGTTTTATACCACTTTTAGCAATTCCTTGTATTACAGGGACAAGAGCCGCAGAACTACCAGCAACCAAACCAATAGCAGCAGTAGAAACAAGTACTTCAGGCGTACCAATAAAAGTTTCTCGAAATGGTACGTCCTCATAAAGCGTAATACACTCTGTTTTGTCTGAGGATAACTTATGGCCAATAACTTTTTCAATGCGTTTTGAGTTTCTGTAATCTCCAATTTTCTGCTCTTTCCTACTAGGACACTCTGGTATTACTAATTCTTCTTTTTTATTTTCTGGTGCTTTCGTTTCTGGTATGTCAGTTTCTGGCATTGGTGGAGTGTCGTTTGATATTGGTAAATCTTCAGTTATCACCAACTGATCTGGTCTGTAGTCCATAGGAAAAAAACTAGGAAAAACAGAATCACAGTCTGTAAATACACCATTAGGGTCATCTAACAACAGTTGTGTATTACCAGTATTTTTTATATCTCTATGCTGATAAGTACAACCAGCTACATTTATTTCAAGATTTGTTATTACAGGCAATACAGGGTCAGGCTTGTATATCTCAGGAATAAAGACCTCTGGAACATTTATTTGTCTGATACCTATTTCTGGTATCTCCATCAATTCTTAGGCTTTATATATTCTGGAACTGTTGGCCCTGTCATTTCTGGTAAAGTATTATCCAAAATTTTGGGCATAATTCCAGATACGTTATCAAGAACCTCATTCATAACTCTAGCCTTAAATTGTTCAGAGGTTACAAATCTGAACGCATAGTATGAACCGCCTAACATTGACAAGGTTAGAAAAAGCGACAACAATGAGGCTATCTGACAAATACGAGCAAACATGGTTAAAGAAGCAATACTGAAAGCAATTTCTCACACTTTGATTATATCAATGCTGTTAATTATTCCAACTATAGCTCCTTTATACTTGATAACTTCTTTAATGACTACCAAGGTACACCAGAACTCACAGTAGGAGTTTTAGATTCTATTATTTGTGCAGCAATATCCGTTTCAATAGCTGCTACCTCATCAGACCCTATCGCAGCTTTAGCCCATGCAATAGCATTGTCTTTTGTAATATCTTTATATGCCGTAAAAGATGAAGAATCAGCCTCCTCAAGCCCTACTGAACCGTAAGCAGAGCCACTATGAACGACAGCCGAGTCACCACTTCCTACAGTTTCAGAATCGCTTGCAGTCCAGTGAACAGCAGTAACAACATCAGATAAACTTCCTACAGTTTTTGTTGCATCTAAACTGACAACATCCCAAGTAACAGCCATGATAAATAATATTTTATTTTATTTTACTTTGATTCTACTGTTTGAACAGTTTCAGTTACAACATCTGGTAATTTTGCAAACTGTTTTAAAGCACCCTGATCTTCCATTATTGGCTGCATCAATTGATTTTTTTCTGCAACTTTTTCCTGTATTTCTCTTTCTAACATTTGTGCTTTTGCAATATTTAAATCAAGACGAGTTTTTGTTTCGTCATAAAGTTCTTGTGGAGTCGCCATAAATTTTTTATAAGTAAACCAATATTACTAAGCAGCTTCTAATGCTGCAACTTTGGTTTCCAACACCTCTATTTTTGCTATCGCTGTTTGTAATGCACTTACAACATCCGGCATAAATGTACTATAACCAAGTGATTGATAATCGTCAGAACCATCTTCTTTTTTAGCATCTTTGGTTCCAATTACCGCTTCGGGTATGACAGCCTGTACTTCATGAGCAATCCAACCTTTTACATCTGTTGCTTCTTCACCCGATAAGTTAATATCAAATAATTTAACAGGTAGTGCTTTTATATTATTCCAACCATCTGTGTAATCTCTTATATTTGTTTTTACTCGATAATCAGATATTGAAGTGAACGAAGGGGAACCTCCAAAAGATGTGGCTGCCGCAATAGCACCTCTTTGATGACCACCTACAATGAAATGTATCATGTGAGTTGCCACACTTGATGTACCATTTGGTTTTCTTAACTCAAGGGCTGTTTCAGTTTGATTAGTTAAATTGTGAAATCTTGCAATTTCTGCTCCCTCAACAAAAAGTTGCAATAAATTATTACCATGTGAATATTTAACCATTCCATCTTCAGTTCCATTTCCAGCAAACGCTAATCTACCATCTTGACCACTATGATTTAAGATTGTTATTCCACGATTTGATCCACTACTTTGCGCTCCAACAACTAACTCATCTGCATGAGAAGAGGCAGCATATGAAGAATGACCTATACTAACTTTAGTACCAGACAGTCTCATAATTTCTGTTCCACCAGCAGCAAATACCATATTGTCAACACTGTGCTGGTAATTTATCTGACCTCTATTTCTTCCAGCATCATTAGAAACAGCATCACCAAAATACATTCTTCCTGTTCCAGTATTGCTAGTTATAATTGCAATTCCACCATTTCCAAAACCAGTTCCGCCAATTACTATGCCAGCATTAGCAGAAGATTCTGTAATTTCATTGACATCTGAAGTCCCACCTAATAGTAAGTGTGGCCCATCTCCTGTGATTCTCATGCGTTCCGTAGCATTTGTAGCAAATCTCATGAAATCACTAGAATGACCATACTGCACGTAACCTCTTAATTCATCATCACCACTTGTTCCATCACTAAAAAATATATTTCCATCATTACTTGAACCACTGCGTATTGAGATCCCACAATTAGCACTATTAGCAATTGTTAATTCATCAGCAAAAACACTGCCTGCATCAGTGGTTCCAATCATTACAAGCCCTGCACTATCGACCCTAAAACGCTCTAGCAAAGAAGTTGCAATCGCAACATATCCTGATTCTCTATTCTCAATAATAAAATTAAGTGCATTTACCTGTAGACTTGTTCCGTCCCCTGTTGTATCACCAGTAGAAGAATTTCTTAAATCTAGCCTTACAATTGAGGAACTCGAACCTACACACAATCCCTCACCATTAGAGGGTGTTGGATTGCTTGTTCCGATACCACAATTTCCTGACCCATCTATTACAAAATGTTCAGTACCAGCGGTTGCAATATTAATTTCATTGGCAGCCCCAGAAAATATCCCTGTATTTAAATCATCTCGAAAAGCAAGTGCTGGAGTGCTTGCACTTCCATCTTCAAGAGTTATTGTTCCATCAAGCTGTAAAAGTTCAATCCATGCGTTATTTGCAGAGTTTCTTATTTTTAAAACACCAGCCGTAGTATCAGCCCACCATTGATATGCGTAAGTTGTAGCTGGACTTGAGGAGTTTGAGTTATTACTAACGATTGCGGCAAGGGCATTATTTAAGTCTGTTCTAAAGCTGGCCCCCGATTGATTTGAGAGAATATAATCATGTGTTGGACTCATAGTTCAAACTTTTTTACTTAAGTATATATTAGTTGATAACTTAAATATAAACATATTTATGTACCTTTACCAAACCCTATAGCTGTATATCTAAAATTAAGATTTTTAAAATTATTACTTGAATCTCTGACCTCAATAACAAATTGAGTTCCTGTAATAGATGTAATTTTAAAATAATCACCTGTTACAGCACCTTCAAGAGTAATTCCAACTGTGGGTAAAAATGCAGTTGTTGATCCTCCAAGAGATCCAGTGCCAGTAAAAAATGGATTTGCAAAAGTAACAGTCTTTGCAGATGTTCCAGATGCTATTGAAGTATTAACAGTTTCTGTTCTTCGTTTTACGCTTGCCTCAAAACCAAGTTCAGTCACATTAATGTTTTGTGCTGGATCATTCGATTCGAGTTCACATTTAAATTTAAATCCCCTTGCAGTATATTCACCGTTCGCAAAAGTATTGAATTGAGTAAAGTTTGCGCCATAGGTGCAAGCAGTTCCGCTTGATATTGTTGCACTTGTACTTGAAGTTACTCTAAATCTATTTGCAGTCGGTACTAATTGAATTTCATAGTTACCGCTTGTTGCACCACCAGCAGTGAAATCTATAACAACAAAATCTCCTACAGAATAACCATGATCAGTTTTTGTAATTGTAATATTAGTACCACTTTGTTCGTAGGTTGCTGAAACAGAAGTTGCTGGATCTATATCAGTTGTAGCAACTAACAACTTGGCATTTACATCTTCAGCAAGAGTGCCATCAAATTCAGTCCAAGTATCTATAAGGGCAGTTCTTGAATCAATAAGATCATTAACTAAAAGTCCAGAAGTGACAAATCTTCTTTTTAATGTGAGGTTAAATACTGCACTTAAATCAACTTTATTTTGAAATTCATAACTACCAGATGAGTTAATTGGCCCAGCAAAGTCAATATTAGATAAGTCATCAATATTTTGAGTGATTGAATCCCATAATAAAGTTCCATCTAAAAGTAATCCATCAAAATCTGCGTCATAAAATGTATTTACTTTATCACCTTGAAAAGGTGGTGAATCAGTGTCCTCTCTCTCTGTAAGAATTACTTGATTAGGTTGTGGGTCTGGTTGAGTGACAATTATTTTTGCAGCGTTATTTGATCTGCGCCCACCATCATCAATAAATTTGATTAAATAAGTTCCAGTTAATGCAGGAACAAGTGTTTCTGTAATATTTCCAGCAAGTTTTGGAATGATTTCAGCTGCGTTTGTAAATGTTGCTACTGCTGGATCAACAGAAGGAGTATGCCTTACTGATATAGTTCCTCCATGCAAAACGTCAACAGAGGTAGATGGGTTAAAACGTAGACGTACAAACTGATCTGAGACAGGTTCAATTGTTAATCCAGATGGATCTTCTGGTAAAGCAGTTTTACCAACAGTAGTAAATAAGGTTGTTGAGGGCTGTGTGCTAGGTTTCCCTAATGCGTTGAAACTAAAAACTCGTACTTCATAGCTGCCAGCTTTTGTTTCAAAAATAGTAAAATCTGGTCTTGTAACTCTTTCACTAATCAAATTCTCATTTTTGAATCTATATTGAACCATGTATTCTGTAACACCCTGCACTGGTTCCCATTGAATAAATAATTTAGAAACAGCACGATTATTTATAACAACAATTTGCTCAGAGCCTTGTAAGTTACTGGGTGGTGGCTTTATTGCAGTTAAAGTTGTAATTGATCTTGTTGTCAAAGAAGAGCCATCTTCGACAAAATTATATTTAGAAGAATTAAATGCTACAGCGGTTACTTGATATGCAAGCCCATCAACTTCAGTAACGCTAATAACTCTGAAATTTTGAAGCTGAACCGTTGTATTTTCTATAACCCAAACTGAGTTTGCTTGTGGAACAGAGCTAAATGCTGAAGAAACTGTGATTGTAGTTCCAGAAATAGAACTTATGGATCTTGTTTCTAATGTTCCATCTGACAAAATTACAGAAAGTGTTGCAGAATTTGTTGTTGCCAAATCAGTATTATTTTCATCATCAACCACAATTTGTGTTGTAGATACTCCTGTTTTTATTCTTCCACCTCTTCTAACACCAGCCCTCAATGGATCAGCTATTTGAATAACTTGTGAAGGTCTAACAAGAACACCAGCTTCAAGTGAAGTTGTAAAATTAACAACTTCCCCTTCATTATTTTGTGTGTACAAAAACCATTTTCCGAGTCTGGCAGCTTGGCCCCTTGATGTAACAGCGATACCTTTTAAATTTTTAACAACAACACCAAACTTTGCTTGTAATGCAGTATCTTCTACAGTTTCATATTCAATCGTCCTTGTTTCCATATCGAAATAAGCAACATTTACAACGGTATGTTTAGTTCTAATTGAGCTATTTGTATATGTGAAACCAGCTTCAGTTACGTTTGATAAATTAAAGGCATATGATGCATCTGCTGGTCTATCCATCCCAAGAGCTACAGTGCCAGCAGAATAAAATGGCATTGCCCTCATACAACTGCAAAGTTCATTAATTAAGTTGTATGCCTGTTTTTGATTTTGAATTACCACATTACATGAAAAACGTGGCTCGGTATTTCCTGTACCTGTCATATCATCAACTAATTCTGATGCATATACAGATGCACTATAAAAACTAAAAACATCAATATTAGATGTATCTATTTGATCTCCAAAACCTTTAGAAGTAGTTAAAAGATCATATAAAACCCATGCAGGGTCATTTGAATATTCTTTATCAGATTTAAATGATCCATTAAAAGTACCGCTATAACTAATTGAACCATCAGACCTGACAGTACCATTATGCGGTATTTTTATCTTTGTTCCTCTTACGCGGTATGACCGTCTTGGCGTTGTAGGAAACGTCTTAGCATCGAACCTCAAAGCAACATAAGCAGAATTAGCAAAAGTTGATTGTGAATTTATTATTTCTGTGTAATTTGTAAAAGTAAAACTATTTCTTAGTGTATTTTCAGTGCTATCTGCTGTTACTCTATTTACTCTAACAGTTACAGGAAAGCTTGTACCACTTGGCAAATTAACTTTATAATCTCTAAAATATGCACTTGCAGTCCTTCCTTTGACAGTATCAGTTATAACAGTTTGTGTAGTCCCATCATTTTCAATTGTTTGAATATTTAAAGTAACCTCTGCCCCATCAATATCTCCATCAATTAAGAACTCTTGTAATTCTGAAAAAGCAATTGTCACTCTAACTGCATTAACTGAAGTATCTGTAATACTGACAGACACAGGTGAGCTAGTTGTTACAGTTTGATTTACAGTAAATTCTGTTTCTTGTTCTGTTATTGCTTGAATAGCTGTTTGATTAGATGTTCCAAATCTTGGCTCAAATGATACATTCTGAAAATTAAAATCTTCATCTGTTGGACTTGTCCCAGCCGCTTGTTGTAAAACCTGAGTACCGTTAAGAAATACGTCTTTGAGTGCTGAGGTATTATATTCAGTTGAACCCTTGCTTCCTGTTGCGTTAGGAAAACCTTCTATTTCTCCTTCGCCTAACAATTCCATAAGTGTTTGGAATTGCTTTGATGCAAGTACATTACTCGGAATATTTGGATCTGTAAGATCAGATGGAATACCTATTAAACTCATTCCGCAGTACCCTCTATTTGTACGGTATCAATTCCAGCACTGATAACAACAGATCCAGTAAAAACCTCACCATATATAATTGGAACCGCAACACCAGCCCTTGAGATATTAGTGATTGCAGAAAATCCAAAAGAATTTTGCGCTCTTTGATCTGGTAATACAGCGTCATTTTGTGGAATAGGATCAACAGTCTCAACAGGTGGCGCGATCTCAGGTGTTGGGGCAATTAAAGATGTAACACCATCCACCACAACATTAGTTGCAACAGTAGTTGCAATTGCTCCTAAAATACCAGTAGTCCCAACTTCTGAAGCAATAGCACCAGCACCAGCGACAACAGCCCCAGCAGCAGTATTTGCTACAGTAGCGACCGTTCCTACAGCAGCACCAGCAACAGTATTTGCTACACTTAAAGCTGTTCCAGCAACGCTAGTCACCGCAGTAGCAGCCGTAGAAACTACAGCAGCACCGGCGGAAAATAAACCTCCTATAGCAGCAGCTATAAAACCAGATCCAGTTGCAACAGGAATTATTTGTATATCTCCTTTCCCTTTCATTGATAAAAAATCTAAAGACACATTAAAATTATTCATTTTTATTTTGTAATATTGTTCACACATATGTTTTTCAACTTCTGGATAATTACAAATTAAAAATCTTACTGCCTCGGCTGGACTTGAAACAGCAGCTTCAAAATAAGAAGTTCCTAAAAATTGTCTTAATTTGCCATATACTCTGATTTTTTTAAGCTGCATATCTATAAACCTCTTTTGTTTTTTTTATATATTGTAAATCATATATTTCTCTACAACTTAATTTTTTTATAGTGTGGTGAAGAATTGTTTGATCTCCAATATATAATGCAACGTGATTTAATTTATTGAAAATTCCTTCCATGACCAGAATGTCGTTTGGTTTTATATCGTTTATATCTACTTTTTTAAAACCTGATTCTGTTAAAACTTTTGAAAAATATGGATTTTTAGCAAATGCCTTTAAATCTTTTGGTCTAGGCCAATTTTTTAACTTTAAGCTTAATTTTTCCTCAAAATAATCCCATATTAAAGATAGACAATCTTGTTTTCCCCAGATCCAAGTTCGCCCATACAAAGATGATTTAAAATCGTGGGGCTTAAAATTACACCATTCTTTTGTCAATGGACTATAAATAAACCATTCCAAACCTAAATAATCACAACTAGCCTTGTCATTGTCAGATGGTATTGCAGGGTCTTTAGGATGTGAATGTACCACTCCAATAATTTCTCCTGTATCTTCACACTCAGCCCAATCATCAGGGTCAATCACAAAATATTCAAATCCAGACTCAGCAATATTTTTACAAGGCCAGTAAGTTTTTTCTCCTTTAATAATTGCTAACAACCCACAAGATTCTTGTGGCATACATTCTTCAGCGTGTTTAATAGCTTGTTCTTTCCAAGTCATGCGTTTATAAAACTACCGACAGCAGGGAAATCTTTTTTTGTTACTTGACGTTTTGGTGCGCGTACACCCTCTAAATCTAATGCAGATGCAAGTTCAAATTGGACAACATTTCTATTTTCAAGTGTTTTTCTATTTATAAAATATATTTCTTGTGGTAGTTCTGCTGTGCTATCTGGTGTTCCAAAAGGATTTGTATTTGATGGAAAGTTTGCAGCATCCAAAAACTGTGCAAGTGTTCTGATCCTTACTACCTTTGCTCCTTGTAAATCATTGAATGGGGTTGTAGCGTTTACAGATGCCATAAGACTTGTAATATTACCTAAAATATTTGAGACAGTAAAAACAGGTTTAGGTAATCTACCGCGCCCAGAATATTCAAAGCCAGTTGCTGTTAAAGGATATTTGTCATAAGTATTACCTTGCCAAATAATTGAAGCATTACTATTCATGCCAACTCCAGAATGAAATCTTGAAACAGTAGTAGCTCCATGTAATGCAGAATCTAAAGTCAATGTAAAAAGTTCAATAATTGACTTATTAGTAAGTGCTTGAAGTTCTGCTGTAGGTATAGCCATTATGGTTCAAATACCTCCCTAAAAGTGCAATTTAATATTGCTCTATTGTTATAAGGTATAGTTTTCGTCCATGCTTGGCAAACATACTTTCCAGCCCCAGAAAAAGTAACTGAAACAGTTCCATTATTTGTAGCACTTGAAGCATTAATTACAGTAAATGTATTTTGATCTGCTGCTGTTGCAATAGCAAAACTACCATCAGTTGGCGATCCTGTTCCACTAACAGCAGTAAAATCAATTGTTACAACATCACCTATAGCAAGACCATGATTTGTAACCGTTACAGTAACTGTTGTACCAGCTTGAAAATAGGTTCCTGTTTTTGCTGCACTAAAACCTTCTGCTGGTGGTGTGAATGTAAAACTAGCCTGATCTGCAACTCTACTTCTTAAAAATGCTTCTATCACATCTGACTCCTCCTCTGTGACGTTAAAAACCAAATCATATAACTTAGGGTCTTGAGTCAATGGAAGGCCAAATAAAGCCCTAAACTCATATCCATCCCCCAAAGCAGTTGTTCTTATTTTTGGAACGCTTGCTTTTTTCATTCCATAAACAGGTGATATATTTGGAAAAGTTGCCATGTTACCTCGCTAAAATACCGCCAGCCTGTTTTTCTTTTACTAGTTGAGCTTGAACAATAACACCTATAACTTGTCCTAAAGCATTAAGGTCAACATTATTGCCACTAGCGGTTGCTCCACCAGCCTCTACATTTACTGTAACGTAATTGTTAGTAATGCCACCTATTTTATTGTTTGGTACTATATTGCCACCCTTTGAACCCATTTGCAAAATCTCAGGCCCTTTTTCACCTACTAAATATGCACCACCAGCAGATACTGGTCCACCACTCGCTCTTCTTTTAAATAAATTACCTAAAAATCCACCAATACCTTTTCCAATGCCAGAAACTGCCCTTTGTATAGCAAGTTCTACAAGTTGACGTTTAAGATTGTTTAGTACACTTGTTGCTGCTTCTGCTAGAGATTTAGTTCCCATCACAGCATCAGTTAAATTTGTAACGATACCTTTTTCAATATTTTCACCTATCTGATTAAATTTTTCTTGTAAAGCTTTTGCTGCGTCAGCTGCATTTTTTTCAGCGTCTGTAATTTCATCTACACTTGTTTTTATTTTTCTGTTTGTGGTAACTATTTTATTTTTTGCATCAATCTGTTTATTGTTTTCTTTAGTAATTTCTCTTTCTACACCACTAAATTCAATGACAGTTTGTTTAAGTTCTTCAGCTTTTTCTTTCGCACCTTTTAAAAAGTCTTTCCCAAAATTTTTTATACCTTTAATTTTTAAATTTATGTCTGGTAATTTAACACCACCTAATATTTTTTTCAAAGGTTCTGGAATTAAACTAACTATTTTTTCAAAAGCTTGCCTAAAAAAGTCAACTATTTTTTGTGCAACTCCCCCTATTGTTTCTCTAATACCATTTGCAAACTCACCAATTGCCACAGCTGTTTTACCTATAACCCCACCTATTACTTTTGCAATAAAAATAGCTCTATCTGAAGCGTCTGTTATAGCCTCTTTAATACCTATCCAGCCTTGTTCTAAATCAAACAAAACATTAGTTGCTTTTATTCCTAAAGCGTCACCAATTACTTTACCGATTTCGCCAACAACAGCAAAAAGCTGTCTAAAAGGTAGAAGAGCTATTTTGACCGCAGCCGCCAAAGCTTCAACAGTAACAGCAGCTACTTTAAGAGTTTCTCTTATTATTATTCCAAACTCAGATCCTTCCGTAGTTAAATTTGTAAAAGCAGTCCCAAGTCTTGTAAGTTGTCCTTGTATAGTATTTGATGCTGTAAATGCAGCTTCAGCCGCAGTGCCTTGAGCATTTGCTTGATTCTCTAAGTTTTTATTGAAGCTTACAAGTTGGTCATTTAACAAAGGTAATATTGCTGTCCTTGCTTCAACAGATCCAAAGAATTTTGCAAGCGTTTCTTCACTTGCTCCTCCCTTTGCAACAAGTTCCTCTAAAACACCTCCTAAACCTTTTGTACTCAAAGCTGTAGCGCTAAAATCTACACCTAATTCTTTTGCCGCTTTAGCTGCCTCGCTGGTCGGTTTTTGTATTGAGGCAATAACTTGTCGTAGTCCAGCAAAGGTAGATTCAACTGGCACACCAGTAGCAGTGACAGTAGATATTGCAGCATTCAGTTCATCTATCCCAACACCAGCACCAGCCGCTATAGGTGCAAGTCGACCTATCTGCTGTGCGTATTGATCTACAACAATTTTACCATCATTCTGTGTTTGTATAAATCCATCTACTAACTTAGCCGCTTGGTCTGAACTCAAACCATAAGCATTAAGAACAGAGGTAGTAGCATCAGCTACAGTGGCTAATTCAGAAAATCCACCAGTAGCACCTAACTGTGAAGCTTTTAATACATCTGAAAGTTCTGCCACCTCACCAAAGCCAGCAGACGCAACATCATAAGAAGCTGATAATAAATCAAGTTGAGAAACTTGACCACTAAGCTGATTAGATAAACTTGCAAGTTTTGGATTTAAAGTATCAACATCAACTCCAAGAGTTTGGACTTTCGCACTCGCAAAATCAGCAGCAGCTAAATTTCCAAACGCTTTTGTAAGTCCACCAATAACAGCACCAATACCAATTAATGGACCCAAAAGTGGTGCAGCCGCAGCAGTAAGCGCACCAAAACCTCCAGCCGCTGCTTTAGCTCCTGTGCCTGTAGCCGCTAACCCTGCTGGTAATACTTTTAGACTTCCTGTAGTTGCTTTTAACTTTCCGCTTGTACCGCTTATAGTTGTATTAAATTTCTTAGCCTGTCCATCAACATTCTTTAACGCTGTAACAGCTTGAGTGGCATTAACTCTTAGTTCTACATTAGAAACTGCCACGACTAAACAATAACTCCTTTAACTATATCTCGATTTACGTTTAGCTGCATCTGCCTCTTTTTTTTCTCTATCATACTTTAATTCGTAATATCCAGCAAAAAATATCAACTCTTCATCTGTAAGCTGTGATCTTAATTCACTTACTGTCTTACCTAATTCTGTTGCAAGGAAAAACTCAAAATTTAACCAGTTATCCCCCTTTAGGATTCCTTTACGTTATCAATAGTAGCGTTTTGATTTACACCAAACAAAAACAATTCAATCTCATTTAATACATTTTCTGGTAACTCATTTTGCAGGTTAGCAAAATCTGCTGGGTGAAATGCTTTTGTACCATCTTCATTCTCAGCCAACTGACAAAGCATATGTGTAGAAACAACTAAAGGATCATCACTGCCAGCCCTTTGCGTTGCTCTGGCTCTGTCAGCCCTTGTAATGGCCTTGAAATATAAACTGACCACAACATTACCATTATCATCTGTAACGTCAAATTTGCGCCTTTTAGAAAGGTCAAACGACTCCTTTAAAAGGTCGAGGGTTCTTTTTTCTGCCATAAATTAAGTGCGAGATAATCTTAATTTACTATATGTCTGAAGTTATTGCACCAGTTGTTATGAAGGAAATGTTTATTAACTGTGTTTCCCCAAGTGTTGCCCCATATTCAGCGTTGGTAATTATCCCAGAAAAAGCTAACTTTTTAGAACTAGCTGAACTATCAGGAAATAATTCAAATAATGCGTCTCCAGCATCACCAGTTGTTAATATATCTTCAACAAAAGCTAAGTAATCAGAGTTACCAGCATTGTCATAAATCAATTCTGCTGATCCTTCACCAGATATAAGACCACCAATAAAAGTCTTTGAAGTATTACCTTGAACTGTTGTTTCTAAAGTATCTTTTGAAATAGATAATGACCAAGATCTAGTTCCTGATATATCGGCTTCAGTACCAGCCGCGTTATGAAACATAACCTTGCCGCTATCGCCTTTAAGAGCTGCCATGACAAAAAAAAGAAAGATTTACAAATATATTAACTCTTTTCGGAGTTTTTTACATCTTTTTTAGAATTTTGTTGACTCTCCATGTATCTTTTACAATTTGGATCCCACATTTGTCCATCTCTTACGCCTTTTACAGCTTCGATAGCATCTAGCATTTCGTCTGTAATAACAAGTTTAGCCATGTTTAAAGATCCTCGTAAATTGAAAATGTTATTCTGATTTGAGTTTGAAACTTACCTTGTGGACTCGAGGTTAAAATTTCGGGACCAATAGGTGCATCAAAAATAACACTTGATACTGTAATTCTATTGTATAAGTCCCTAAGCCTTTTGCAAATTGTAAGATTTGACCCTGCACCTAGTCCCTCCTCTGTAAAAATATTCAATAAAACTAAACCACTTATCAAATTATCAGAATCAGTAGCGCCACCCTGAGTTAGATAGGTGTTCGTACCAAAGCTTGTAATGCACTGTACAAAGGTATCTTCAGCAGTAGAGTCAAACGTCATATTATTAAAAACAACAGGAATCGCGGGGCTGCTGGCTAGTTCTGTTGCCAATCTGGCCTCTATTGTTGATCGAACTGTATTTAAATCTGTAGCAGCCATTAAATATTTCCTTTGATCTTATTGTATTCCCCTTCAGCCCAAGTTTGTAGTTCTTTTGCGATAAGTTCTGGATAACCAGCCTGTGTATTCTGCCTTGTCCTGTAAACATCTCCCCAAGATGGTGGTAAATTTTCTCCGAAACAAACTGGCTCTGCATAAGGCAAGTTATTTGAAACAGTACCGCTAAATTTTTTTATTTGTGTTTGCCAAGCATTTCTAAGAGAGCCTCCAACTCCTTTCTCATTAGCTCTAGGCTCGAATACTGGTGTTGCCTTTTTTACTCTGGCTGTCCATTCTAAAGTAGTTGCTTGTACCAAAATTTCTACAGATTGCTCCATTACCTTTGGGATTTGCAAGATAGAAATCTGTCTGGCCATATTACCTCAAGATAAGATCAAAACTAATAGGTGTATTATTCTGCTCATTTACAATAACTTGGATAATTTTAAATTCTACGCTACTTATTACCACTCTGTCCTTTGTTGTTGGTGCAAATGTAAGATCACCAGCAGATATTGTCAGCAACTTGTCTTGTGATTCTATTAAATCGTTTACCTGATTTTTTGAAACATTACTTAATGCACCTTTAATAGTTGTATCAGATGTAGATTCTGTTATAGCTCCAGTGGTGGTATTGTATGCCCCTGCCGTTACCTTTCTGATAGTTACATCACCGCCTAGTTTTTTTAATGAAGCGCTGGCAGCTTTTTTTAGTGCTTTAGCAAGACTCATAAGGAATAAGCAATAACTTGACCACTAGCAAGAGTGATACTTGTAATCACACCACAAACTTCAGATGAAGCTTTCATTGTGATGCCGTTAATAGTAGCCGATCCATTTTCTGTAATATTTTCTGCTACAAAAGTTGCTTCTGCATCTGTTAAGCAATGTACCTTACCAAATCTGCCTGTATGAGCGTTTGTATCAGTAATAATAATTGCTGCTGGATACTCGTAGCCGTAACCCATTTTCATGACCTCTTAATTGATAAG